GTATAAATGAATGCGGCGTTTTCAATGCGGCAGCATCAGGGGATATGCTCGTAAGGCACGTCTTCCCAGCAACAATAAACGTCGTCAACACAGACACATTGACATTGACAATCACCTGCACACTCACAGATACAACAGTATGAGGCTAAATCATGGCTGGTGAAAAATACGCCTCGATATGGTTCAATGCCAAAGATGAGAACCAGTCAGCTACAAACAAACCAGAAAAGCTACTTTATGGAACAAATCATAAAAGAGATGAGTTGGCCTTTGATAAAACAACAGCAGAAACAGCAGTTTGGGATTTATTCAAATTGCCGAGTTTCTTTGATGCATCAAAAGATATAGTTTTTACTATACCAAACCACACTTCAGTTACTACGGGAACAATATGCTGGGAAGTTTCAATCGTTGGAACAGGGGATAGTGAAGACGAAGATCCGGCAGATAGTTTTGTGGCCCATACAGCAGAAAATGTTGACGGAACAGCACATAACTGGACATACTCAACACTTACAATAGCTGCTGCAAGTCATGGATTAGCTGCTAATGATACTTGTTGTTTAAAAGTAAGAAGAAAAGTAGCTTCAGATGATGCTGATGCAGATGTCTATATTTCTGGAATAGAAATGAGATTTGAATGCACTTCATGAGGTTAGAAAATGGATAAAGTCGAAATAGTTGATAAAAGAGTTGAAATGAATTTCATCGTATTCACTGGGTTGTATTACCCTGACGAGAAGGACACGCTGACAAAGATAAAGTTTGAGCAGAGGTCGGCAGCCGACTTCCTGATGACGGAGGACGGGCAGAAAGACCTCATGAACAAGCTGTTGGAAGCTGGGCGGAACAAGTGGAACATCAATCAGATAGCAACTGACAAGGCGGGAGCTTATGATTTGCCCGCAACCTTCACGCCAACCGACACCATCAAGACGCCGCCAGTTGTTGAGCCCTCAGCAGAGGATAAATACAACGAGGCTGTTGGAAAGCTTGAGCAGTATAAACGCCACTTGGAGCTTGGCCTTATAACACAGGCACAATATGACAGCTTCCTCTCAAAAACAAAAGCACTCATCCCGATAGGATATTACCCTTCGGTCAAAGCTTGAACCGGAGGGACTAAATGGCCATAACTGGACAGTGGAAAAGACGAAGAATAGTCATTAACGCAGACGCTTACATTAGCGGTGCCACTTCCAATGTTCCGGTATTGGTCAAGTTCAATTCTACTTCTCACCCTGACCTTTTCGGCACAGGGGATGATAAGGATAGTGTTTGGTTCTCATCAGATGCCGGAGGGCAGACTACCCTTTATCATGAAGGCGTTGTCTTTTCTGCGACAGACGCCATCTTTTATGTAAAGGTCGATTTATCCTCAACAGCCGACACCGTTATTTATTTCTGGTATGGAACTCCAAGCATAACGGGAACTGAAAGCAAGACAAATGTTTGGACTAATGGGGTTGGAGTTTATCATTTTGAGGGTGGTGTTACTGATTCCACTGGAAATCAGGATGGAACTGCAAAATCAATAACATACACAACAGGAAATGTCGGTAGCGGTGCTGTTTTTAACGGGACTGGTGATTACGTTGCTATTGGAGATAGTTCAGATTGGAACTATGAACGAACACAAGCCATGACTTTCATGTGGTGGACTAATAGGAGCAGTTATGCTACTTCATATTGGTTCTCTAAATCTGAAGCAAGTGGAAATTATAGGGGATTTTCTTCGGTTCAATATGCTAATAGAATTGGATTGGATATTGTTTCTACTCCATCTTCTATGATATCGGTTACTTACAACAATACTTCCTTATCAGGGTGGCAACACTATGTTTGGACTTACTCAGGAAATTCTAATGCAAATGGTATAAAATTATATATTGGTGCAGATAGTAAAAGTTTAACTGCTGTATCTAATAATCTTGGCACAAATACCATATTAAATTCAATTAGACCACAAATTGGTAACAGGAACGGGACTTATAATTTAGGCTGTTCGATGGATGAATTTTGGTTCTTCTCGGAAGAAAAATCAGCCGACTTTATCAAAGCAATTTATAATAATACAAAAAATTATTCAACCTTCATCTCAATAGACGGTGCAGTGGCAATCGGGAGTTCACCAATTCAAGTTTATCCCGTCTGGCCAATAGGTGGCCCAGAGAATTACGAAGGAACAGTGACTGCAGGTCTTGGAATTGCAGGAGCCGTTTCCACACAATCAGATTTCAATAGTTCAGTTTCATCAGGCATTGGTATTGCGGCGGCTGCCACCCGCACAGGCACACTCTCACGAAGCGTTGAATCGGGAATTGGAATATCGGCAAGTGCAACATTTCAAAAGGTATACCTAAAATCAGTTGATGCTGGGTTGGGTATCGCCGGTTCAGTTTCAACTTCTGCAACATTCTCAAGAAGCGTTGAAGCTGGATTGGGTATTGCAGGTGAAGTTTCTACATCCGCCACCTTCTCACGCTCTGTCGAAGCTGGGATAGGGATATCGGCAGATGTGGCTTATTCTGGCTATGAAAAAGAAACTAACGCTGGGATAGGGATATCTGGGGAAGTTTACACATTATTAAAATTTGCACGTTCATTTGATTTTGGTATAGGAATTGCGGCAACTGTCGGAAATGACTGGTCGACTTATACTGAAAACCCAGAAGGGGGAATCGGGATTTCAGCCACAGTTGAAGTTGCAGGCGACTTCTCAATACCAAAATACTGGGGAATATCAATACTTCATGGTGCCACCACAACTGACCTGTATGGCGAGAACATTATCGAAAGTGCAAGCATAACTGACCAACTGGGCAAACGCTCTGACGAGTTTGAGATAAGATTATACAACAATGAAGGCACCTATTCAGAAAGCTTTGCAATAGGCGACGATGTCTACTTCTATCTTGGCTACACCGAAAACCCCACAACAAAGATATTTCACGGGGTAATAACATCAATTGAGTTCGATCTGCCAAGAGTCAACGAGAACACAATGATAATTCAGGGTGTGGACTACGGGACTTTCAGACTTGGGCAAACAATGGTGGCAGGTATTCAAGAATATATCAACATGACACCAACTGCAATAATACAATCCCTATTGAACACTTACTGCCCTGACATCACCTACACAAATGTTGCAACCTTTGTTGATAAAATTCCAAACATAAGGTTCGCATGGGAATATGTGGGCGACTGCGTCGAGATGCTTGCAACGCTTGTCGGTGCGGACTTCTATGTTGACGAAAATGACGACCTTCACTTTTATGATAATTCAACCATGACCTCTGATCACACGATAAGCTCTGATGAGCTGATTTCTGCAAGGATACAGAAGGACAGTTACAAGCATTATGACAGGGTTTATGTTATTGGCGGAAAAGAGAAATACCTTGATGTCAACAATGCAACGGCGACAACGGCTATTGACACCTATGCAAAATACTACGCTTCGGCCTTCACCGTTTCAAAGAACAATCTGCTCTATGTTTCGGCATATATAAAAAAGGTCGGGGAAATGATTGAGGATTTGCCGTTTGAGATAGTGGAAGATGACGGTGCCGGCGATCCGTTAGGTGATGTGGTGGCATGGGGAAAATTCCCTGTCGATAACATTTCGACAGATGCTGCGTGGGTTCAGTCGACAATGATTGATGCACAGCTATCAACGGCCATGACCTACTGGATTGTCTTCAAGCTCGTCGGAAGGGACTCATCAAACACTTATCAGATTTATCATGACAACGCAACAGCAAACGGGCACGAGGACTCTGATGACGGGACTTCGAGCTGGACTGACAGGACTGGTTTACTGGCCTTCAAGACATATTACGGGGTGCAAATTATCAAGTCAAGCACCGCAAGCCAGAAGATAGCAGGGGAGTATTACACCGACATCCTTGTCGCTGATCCGAACATTGAAGACTTCTCAACGGCTGAAGACCTTGCGACACAGAAAGTTGCTGAATACGCTTTGAAGCATACTTCCGACCTTGTTGTAAAAAGCAAGTTTGAGAGATTCCGCTCCGGCGACGTGGTGTCCCTGTCTATAACTGGGTTGCCGGCTCTGGAAGATCAGACAATATTATCGACAAGCATGGAGTTCACAGAGCAGACGGTTTCAACCGTCAGGATACAAACAACACCGACAATAGACTTCTACAACACCTTTGCTGGATTGTTTGCTGACCTTCGTAAGCTCAAAATAAAAGCGATGTATCTTGATTCAAATTTGTCAAATGACTATCTCGCAGGATCTGAAACAGTGACACCTGCCGATTCAGCAACTATCATTGAAGCGGCTACCGATTACACCCCACAGTATGACGACACAGAAGCGATTTGGGACGTGAGCAAATGGCAATAAATGAAAATTCAAAAATTATAGGAACATTCACAATAATTGAGCGTGACCTTGACGGCAACATCATTTCAGAGAGCCGTCATTCAAATCTGATAACAACAATAATGAAGACAGCACTTGCTGACGTGCTGACGGGGGATTATGATGCAAACAAGCACGTTATAGGATATCTTGCAGTCGGGACTAACGCTACGGCGGCAAATGCGGCAGACACAGCCCTTGGAACCCAAGTTGGGGCGAACAAGGCTCCAGTTTCCGGTTCGCTGAACAACGACACTTCGTCAGTTGCTGCTGCGGCCACCTTCTTCTTCGATTCTACAGAATCCACATATTATGCAACGTGGGCGGAGATTGGGTTATTTGCGGCAAACGGGACTGACCTGTTGACACACGCCGTTTTAGATCCGACAAAGACATTCAACAACACGAAGACTATAACGGTCAGTTATACAATAACATTTTCATGAGGTTAAAATTATGTCATTTACTAAAAAAGTAGTTGCGGGGCAGGACATAAGTTCGGCTGATTTCAGGCAGTACTTCGGGGATTTCTTCTCTGAAGGCATAAAGACCGGTTTTACAGTTTCAGTTGACAGCGGGCTAGATCTAAACGTGGCAGCTGGGACAGCTTACGTAAAAGATGCAAGCGGGGGCATGTTTCAAGTCGTATCGAGTGCAACGGAAACCCTCTCAGCAACAGCAAGCAGCACAAACTATGTTTACTTACATTCCGACAACGGTGCAAACTGGCTCACGATATCAACTTCCTCCTCCGTCCCAAGCGATGCGATGCTCTTGGCAACAGTTGTGGCAGGCGCAAGCTCAATCACTTCAGTAACAAATGTAACTTCAGGGCTGCCATCATACGTCCCTCCCGGAGTTATAGTCGCATGGTCGGGTGTCCTTTCTAGCATCCCATCCGGCTGGCTGCTTTGTGATGGGAACAACGGGACGCCCAATCTAATTGACAGGTTCCTGCAGGGCATAACAACTTCTTCAACTGATCCAGGGACAACTGGCGGCAGCCACACAAAAACTGTAAACGGATCATATCCTAAGACTGGTGTGGGAGACGCCAACATAAGGGTAGCAGGATTTACAATTGATATAAGGCCAAAATATTACGAAGTGGCATGGATAATGAAAGCATGATGGAATACTACTGTTTTAGGTGCGGGGTAGTACTGGCTAAGCCGATTAGTTTGACAGCTAACTATTGTTATGATCTAAAAGAAGATAAAACTATTCTAATTTGTAAAAAATGCACAAAAAAGAAAGATCAGATCATTTGGGGCATTTCAAAAAAATAAAAATTTATTTTATTGTTAATGTGGCATTACATCCTGCATAAGGATTATCATATCCCCATTCAGCAGTTTTGTGGTAAGGGGTTACTCTTTCACAGTGACGAGAGCCCACGAGTGCGAAACGATCACCCAGCTGAGAAGCGAGGTCGGAAGGATAGAAACAGAGCTGAACCTCATATTGCAGGCGAGCCAGCTCTGTAACAGCATTGACGAAATAAGGGAATTGCTAAAATAAATTTAATTTTTTTCCTTTTTCTATTCTTGAGTTAGTTATTTTGAGAACAATCAGGTTAAAATGGCCACAAGGGTATATTACACAAAAAAATAACCTATTCTATAACGGTCTATGCGTTTATAATGAAGGAACGGTTCGTTAAAACGAAAGGAAACCGTTTCCTTCAACCCAGAATAAACTTAGCGTTGTTTAAATCACATACCGAAAGAGTTCGGTAAATATAACTACTCTTTTTCAAGAGCTTTTTTAATTCTTTCAAGTTGAACGACCTTCTCCTCAATCTCATCAAGCCTCATCCTTACTGCTTCCTTTATGAATTCAGTCCTCGAGTTATATCCGAGCGCATTGTCGGCAATCAGCATTTCAATTCGGGTGACAAGCTCCAAGGGCAAGCTGATCCCTTGGTAAGTTTTTTCACCCTCATGTTTTTTTAACATTTTTATATCCCCCCCTCTTTCGTGTGGGACTCGATATATTACTCTTTCGGTATTAATACCTTTCTCATTAGTTCGTGTTATATCCCACACTATATATGAAAGTTTTATATACGCTGAGTTGTAGTTAGTATGAGGTGTTACAAATTGGAACCTAAAAACGTGATAATTGAATTGCCGATTGAACTACGGCAAAAAGTCGAAAGATACCTCAGCGAAGAAGACACATTTGGCTATGCCAGTGTGGACGACTTCGTGAAAGATGCCGTCAGGAGGCATTTAGAGCACATGATAGAGGTGAAAGTATAATGGATGAACTGGAAGAATTTGAGGCCGCCATCCAAAACTATTCAGTTGAGGAGGCTTCGGCTGCAATAACAAAGTATGTCAGGTGGTCGCCACTCCTTGTCCAGAAGGGCATTGAGTTTGTGATCAAGAAAAAGAGGGGTTGCTGATGGGTGTGAGAGAAAATCTCATGGCGAAGCTCAACGTTGACAACGAGCAGCTGAATGAGATAATCAAAAAGAAAATGGCGGAGAAGAAATGCTCCGCCACCCAAGCCTTGATACTTCTTGCAAACGAGGTGAGTGGGAAGACAACACCAATACAGGAAAAGGTCGTGCCGAGAGGTGTCGACTTTGACGAAACACCGCAAGACAACAGGCCGACAACACCAAAAGGGATGTTTCACAGGGCACAAAGGAAAGAGTCGAAACTTCGTTTGGCCTTGACAGGGGCTTCCGGTTCTGGAAAGACCTACTCGGCGTTAATGCTCGCAATGGGTTTGGGTGGAAATATTGCCGTTGCGGACACAGAAAGAGGTTCTGCCGCATTATATTCCCATCTGTTCGATTTTGACACCGTTGAGGTTGAGCCTCCATACCAGATAAAGAAATGGATTGACATATTCGATTCAGCAGTTGAAGGCAACTACAACGTCCTGATCCTTGACAGCATAACACCGCTTTGGTCAGGGGAGGGCGGACTTCTTGAAATGAAGGAGCAGTTGAGCAAACACTCTGGCAAGAACTCTTTTACAGCTTGGGCAGATGTGACACCGCTCTATAACAAGTTTGTCGAGAGGATGTTGAATGCAAATATACACATTATAGCAACAATCAGGGCAAAGACGGAATATGCGATGGAAACTGATGGGGGGAGGACAGTTGTCAAGAAGATTGGGCTTGGCCCTCAATTTAGGGATGGAATTGATTACGAGTTCACGACAGTCTTTGACATTGCAAGCGACCACTCGGCCCTTGTTTCAAAGGATAGGAGCGGACTGTTCGACACAAAGACACCTTTTGTAATCGGAAAGGAAACAGGTCAAAAGATAGGAAAGTGGTTGGAGGGAAAACAGTGAACCACATGGCCCCCGTTGACGAATACATTGATTCAAAGATAAAATCATACGTCGAGGAGATTGCCTCACTAAAAAGGCAGAACGCCCTGCTCAAGCAAGAGCTTTCAGACATGAACGAGATAAAACTCGCCTATGCGAAGATTCTGCTTGGGGGGAATATCAAAGTCAATGGAAAGGAGGTGAAGGATTAATGGATGCATTGGGATATATTGAACAATATGCCAAGAACAAACACGCTGATGAGCCTAATTGGTTACAAGAGCAGATAAACCTCAAGATAAAATCAGTTGGAGGGCTACTCTCAAAAGAAGGGGCTGTTTTATTGATTGCAGGTGAACATGGATTCGTCCTTGAGGAAATACCTGAAGAAGCTGTGGTAAAAGAGAAGCCATACGCACCAATCACCGAGTTCACCGAACTATCGGATGCCTCGCTTGGGTTAATATTTGACACGACCGATAAGGGTTCAGAATATAGGAAATACCCAAAGGAGCCTTTGGTTGTAAGGGTGCTCCAGATCTATGATGCAAAGAAGCCCCAGTATGGTTTTGCAAAGGCTGAAACAGGGGTTAGGATTGGGGATAACACTTACTTCAATTTTGAGGACAAAGAGCTGTTTGTGCACGATGGGAAAACCTACCCTGCAAACTTCATGAGCACCGCAATCCAGCAGGTTAGGGAAATGCTTCTTGGTAAAAGTATCGCAATTTTCAACTGGGAACTTTCCAAGACTAAAAAAGGATGGAGATTGAGCTCCACTTCTTACACATATTTCAAAGTGATCGACCTTGGTGATGAGCCGGTGGGCGAAGAAATATTGGATTATGGGGAAGTGGATATTGAGGAAATACCTGAAGAGTTGTGTTAGCTTGGAAGCAACATTCTCGGACAAGTTTGGGGAAGTAGAATCAAACAAACCTACGGGCGATCTGGGGGAGGAATACTTCCGCCAGATGTGCCTTAGCAAGGGCATACTTGCGGAAAAAGAAAAAGACTCACTGGACTGGGATTTCAACGTTTGCGGGAAGCATGTTGACGTCAAGGTGCTGAGAAATAATTTTGGGCCCAAAGGAGATTATAACGTAAATGTGAGGGCATTGCAAGTCACGCCATATATTGACGTGTTTGCATTTTTATTTTTTAATATGACAACTGGCGAGCATTCCTTCGCAGGAGCCATGACAAAGGACGAGTTTCTTGCACGATCCACGCTGAAAAGAGCGGGGGAGCGCAATCCAAACGGGTTCTGCTACCACTGCGACACGTATGTCATTGCCGTAAATCAGCTAAAATCACTCGAAAACACCCTCAAAAGTGGTGCTACAGTAGCACCACTTTCAGGGAAAAGTGGTGTCACTTTCGGGGAAAAGAGCACCACTTTCGGGGGTTTTTGATGAGCTTTGACGAGGTCGATGATGTTGAATAAATCGTCTTTTGCAACTATTGCAACAATTGCAACTATTGCTCTATATATGTATTATAATAATATATTATATAATAGTATATATAATATACATAAGGCAAAAGTTGCAAAAGTTGCAGAAGTTGCAATAGTCGTTTTGGCAGGAGGATAAAAAAATGAAATACTCTGAACGCCAAGTGTTGAACGCCATAAAGAACGGGATAAACAAAAGACAGCTTTTAGTTGGTGTCATCCCAACAAGGACACTTGATTACAATCTGGCAAAATTTATTTCAAGTGGATTTATCCTAAAAGAAGTCGTTAATCGTGAGGCAATATATAGCATAACAACAAGAGGCGTTGCCGCACTAAACGAGTTCAGGGATTTTTCAGGAATTGAGATAACACACACACCGTCAGAGCTTGTTGAGATATTTAACAAAGAATTGATAAGGCAGGTCATTTTGAAGGACAAAATTCTGCAAGACATTATCGTAACAATCCCTTTTTGTTATGGTAGGCTCGGAAGAAATTCAGCCGGCGTAACGGCAAACATGATATCAAGTGCCGGAAGGGGAAAGACCATGATCTCAAAGATTTGGCAGGAGATAGCGGAGAACCCTTCTTATGTGGATTGCAAGGACATATTCGGTGGCCCTGGGATTGAAACAAGATTCAAGAATGCTGTCGAATCAAATCCCGACATAATGGTCGTTGACGAGGTAAGTCAACTGATGGGGTCAAAACTTGCAGCATTGCAAAGCCACACAAGGGAGCACATCTACCCTTTGGTCATGATAGGAAATCCATCAAGCAAGAAGGCAGATTACAAATCAGATACTTTTCATGGTTGGCTACAATCTGTATATGACGGGGGGAATCACGTTGCAAGGAGTTTCATGGACAGGATAAATTTATTTATTTACCTTGAAAAACTTACCCAAAAAGATGACAATGGGCAGCTGATAGACATATTTTTTGACACTGACATGGTGGATTTAAGCGAATTTGGGGCTTATGTAAAACAGCAGAAGCATAAGAATCCCTTACCCTCAAAAGAGGCTTCGGAGATGTTCAAGGAAATGGTGTTGAAGATAAGGGAATATGTCGATGACAATACAAACCTTACACTGCCAAGAACAAGCGGGGCAGAGTCCCCCCAAGTGTTGAAGATTTCACATTTCACAGGAGGGGAGAACATGGCACGTTTCCAGATTTCACTCATGATACTTGCACGAGGAATGGCCCTTCGGGATGACAGCTCTGAAATAAAACCAGAATATTTTGAAACTGCATTTGACTGGTATTTCTATTTTCTTGACCAGATATACAAGATAAAAATGAGGAGGAAAGTAGGATTATGAAACAAGAATTAAAATCAATAAAGGACGGCATTGAGATGTTCTTCATTTGCTTGGGGATGTTCATAATGCTGTGGAACGCATTGGAGGGAAAGAAGTGAACTTCCAATTATTTTGTGAGCATGAGGGCGTTGAGAGGCGATTTGGTCATGTGGGCAACGCAACAATAGGCAGTATGGAATTTACAATTTTGGAATGCAACAACTGTTTTGACCTTATCGCCCTGCCCGGAACCCTGAAAATTGACCTGTTCGGGATAGAAGTAACCCAAGAGGCGAGAAAGTGAAAAAGACAAATTCTGGCTGTTATGTGGTCGACCACGCAATCGAAGATCCGGACTGGGGAATTGAATACGCCGAGAAGTTCTGCAAGGGCGACTGCGACTCATGCCGACACTGGTATGCTGACCGTTTTTTATCTGACGGCGGGGAAAGTTTTAAAATGGAATTGAGGGATAAAATGAAAGTAAAAGAACTGATTAAAGAATTGGAGAGTTATAATTGCCCTGATGCATATATTGAGTGTAGGCATGGAACTCTAAAATATGAAATATATGATATATTCATTGACATCAAGAAAGAGAAATGTTTAATCGGATTAAAGTGAAGGTGATAAATTTGAAAGATGAAGAATTTGAAAAGTATTTTGGGGATATTACAAACTGTATGTATGATTGCACTATTACCAAAGCAGAAAGAAGAACTCAAATGAGAAAAATT